CCCTCTATCCTGTTCACCAAGAGGTTAGCCTGAAACACCAAAGAAGCTATATTCCAAGATGTGGAGTCGCGCTTAACTAACTCCTCATAAACATGCTCCATGATTGAGCTACCCCAGTGGATCTCGGTAATTTCCTCGTAGAAGGGGAGTTTCTTACCTATAAATCTGAGTACGCGAGAGTGATGGACCTTGGAGATAGATCGATCGGATGCGTGGTCTCTGACCTCATAATATTTTGGTAATCCCATTTCAGGGTCACGGTGATCTGTGATTAATTCTAAGGATGGATAAATACCCGACCATCGATCAACGACCATAAGACCACAGAACGAGTCGGGCATGATATCTTCGTAATCCAAGGGTGTATCGAGCTTATCTTCGTGACCATCGATAACTATGATGGCGGCTGCACCGCCGTAGAGTCGTCCCCAGTAAAGTCCTTCGAGTATTTTCTCCTTAACCATTGTGCGCTGTTCCAGTTTATGAATCCTGTCTGTTTCCTCAGGCTTAAGCTCCGCGGTGATCGCATACCAGTTTTTGCACATATCCTCCGGTATAATGTTCACGATTTTATTACAGATCCACGAGTTACGGTAGAGGGAGTTCATGAGGGTGTAGTTACGAGTTAGACGAGTTAGGGGATATGTTGCGGCTGAGATGATGTTGTTGGATGCACTGCCGAGGCGAGCGAGTTGGTTTTGGAAGGAGTCGAAGGCTGAGCCGCGATGAGGTGAAGTGGGTGGAGGTGTGGTTTTTTGCACTCGCTGTGTTCTGTTTTTGTTTCGCTTACTCAAGTTATCACCTCCTCTATGCTTTAAAATATTTAACGATTGTTTTTGCCCAATATCTCAGTGCGTCAAGGCAGTGGTCCGACTCCTTGACTGGTTCTTCTACTCCTCTTTCGGCTGACTTTACATTCCAAATATAAGCGGGGAATTCCTTGAGTAAATTTGGGCATTTTCGTTTATTAACAAACAGCTTTAAGACATGTAGCAGTGTCGAAACCAATCTGATACCATTCAAGACTTCGTTATCTGCGTTGATAAGATCATCTGCTTCGCGAGCCTTGAGCGAGCGTTTTCTTAGCTCTGCCTTAAAACTGGCCGCGCTCGGGTCGATAATAATCCCTGAGTATCTCTTATCGCCTATAAACTTCTTCAGGTCATCTGCATATTCGGCATCTGTTTTCTGCTTGTTGTGTTTTTTGGAATCATAATAATACTCATCAACCACATAATATTTGGTTACACGTTCGATGGTCTGTTCGACGATCTCAAGGCAAGCAAAGGGATTAATCGTTCCATAGTCGATTGTGTACCAACGAGTATAATACAGGTTTAAGTCGGGTCCACCGGTGCCATCTTCGCGCCAATTTAGGCCATCTTCATACTGATTGTCAATACAAAAACCTGAGTAGATAACGCCTTCCGCGTTTTTTCTCAGGCCTAGGATATCCCTTTGGTACCAGACTGATTTTTTGTCATAACTTATTAATGCCTTTCTTATCTTTTCATCCGAAAGGCTAAGGTTGTCAGCTATTGTGAAGTGCTCATAATTCAGTCCGTAATCTCTGATTTTGAGATTATTATCTTGATGAACATTAAGTATCTCTGCATAAAACCAATGCAATTCAGCCTTGGGGTTAAGGTCAAACAACAACTTACGCTTGCTACTTGATAAGGTGCGGTCAAATACTTCCTTTACGAAAGATTGGGCACACTCGTTAACCTCCGAGATATAAACGCTTCCGAGGGTCAAGCCCTTGATAAATCGCTCATCACCGTTTTTACCTCCACCTGAGATAAGGACTATTTTCTCTCCTGTAACGGTCTGTATAATAACTGCGTCTTTATCTTGGTACTTGCCCTGCCTGCAACGGCCCCTGAAGTAATTTAAGACACCAAATCCATCGCTGTCTATTATGTTAAGTTTGGCGGTCGCTACCGAGACACCAGCAGCAAGGTGTAGTTTATCGGGGTGGTTCTCAATAATGGTACACCATGCGATTATGTTGATAATATTCTTAGATGCCCGCTTGCCGCCTTCAGCGACCGAGAGCCAGTATTCGTCCTGCAGGCATTTGCTTATATAGTCGGTTTGCTTTTGACTGAATGGCGCGTACTCACTCATCGCTCTCAAGGTCCTTTATGCTTCGATTAGGCACAGGATTATTAAGCAACTGGGCGAGAGTTTGTATTTTCTGGATACTTTCATCCATGCCGCCACCGGTGGCCTTAAACTTATCTGCCTCGAACTTAGCTTGGTCTAGCTTAAGCTTCTCATCCTCAATCCGGCGCTTGTGAGTATCTGCAAATAACCCAACATGTTTTGATAGTGCGTCAAGGGCCTTGATCTTATCATGTAGTTTGAAGGTGAATATTCCCTTGGGTGATATAGATACCTCTTGAATTATAGTCCCATCAACTTCTTCGCTAGGCTTCATTTCGATTACTTGCTGATAATCGCAAACAGGTTTACCTTCATCGTCTGTCTCTATAACAATTTTCTCTGTGCCAAACCTGAGAAAGTCTTTTATGTCGACAAATCCTATTTTGGCATACTCCTGCAATACCCGATCTTGGGTGATTTTATTACGTTGTAGGCGTTCGTCTTTCGCTGCTTGAATTGATTTTTGAATACAAGTTTTACCAAGTAGCTCAGGGCCAATCCTGTTTGCTGTTTTAGCGGAATACCCCGCTCTTATGGCAGCCTGAGTTGCATTAAGATCAATGAGGTATTCAGAAACAAAAATACGCTGTTTATCGGTGAGCTCAGGACTTTCATTAGTTTCTATTTCCTTATTGTTTACATCAGCCTTAATCTTGGGTTCTCGCTTCACTGAGGTGTCTCGCGTTGCAACGTTTCCCTTCTTCGTTGCACGTTGCTTCGTGCGTTGCGTTGCGTTATCCGTTGCGTTGCGTTGCGAGTCAGGGGTGATCGAACGTTGCCACTTTTCTCTATTCTTACGACTTCGCATGGTGCCTTCGCTTATGCTATGTTTGATCGCTAGATCCTTGAGGGTTATATCGGTGGATTCATATTCCTTGCGAATTTCTATCCAATCCATGCTACATCTTCACTACCTCCCCGTTGGAGTTTGGTTTTATTATTTAGGGAATCTAATCCCTCGGTTGCTTCGCATCATCATATCGAGCGCCTTGAACTTACTCTCGTATTCGTACTCCTTGTACGCGGCGAGGTATTCTTCGCACTATATCCCTATACCTTGAGCACAGTTTCCGCAATATTGCCTGACAGGAACGATAGGAGAGTAGTGTTTACATTGGGGCTTATCCACTTCACCCACGGTAATCATCACCGCCTTATAAGTATAAAAAAGCGAACGCCCCAATTAAGGAGCGTTCTGAGTAGAGGAGGGCTATGGCACGAGCGCCCGTTAGGGTGCCCATCTATTTGGCAATAGGAAAAGGCCCAGACCCCGTTTAGGGTCCGAACCTCACCACTAATGATACCTCATAGCTTATCTAATGTCAATAATTTATGTTATTCTGAAAGTTTACACTTGGGATGTCCATGGTTCAAGAGGTATTTTCGTACCCTTGTTGCTTTTCTTAATCCTGCCCGATTTACCGCCACCCGGCACAATCGCTCCCTGTTCAGCCTTATATGGATCGGCTACCGAATGTAAGTTAGGGATTGGATACCTCATAATCTCCTTAATCCTGTCGTTAGGACTAAGCTTATTGAACTTTTCGAACCACGTTCCCCCCTCTCTCTGAATAACAATACCTAAGTCAGTTGTGAGTTCTTCAGGCCCTGGCGTGAGCTCAGGGATTGGATCTGGAACTGGCTCGACAGGCTCAGGATCTGGGACGTATTCTCCAGATTGACAAGCTATGAGGTTAGCACACAGCGAGCAATCTGTCCAACCGTGTGGACATTCGCGTAGTTCGTTCGGGTATTTCATGAGTTATTCCTCCTCTGTGGGTTCCGGTTCCCAACAACTCATTTCCTCTTCCATCGCTTCGATAAGTTCTTCGATAGTTTCAATCGGTTCGTCATATCCAGTAAATGCTTCAAATTCCTCTCGAAGCATCCCTGCTTGATTATAGATTTCGATTAGGCCAAAAAGTCGCATTAAATTATCATTCATCAGTTTTCATCCTCCTCATCCCCACTCTCAACCTTCAGTAACGAAATACTCCCTCGACTCTGCCTATCTCTTCGCTTGACTACTCTCCTCGGAGTAATGCGGTGGATCTTGCAGTAGTTGTGGCGGTCGATTGGGTTGTACCATTTCTTCTCCTCAGCAACAGGACAACAAATATCGAAATCACTCGGATAGTAACTCGGAAAGTAGAAAAACATATCACTATACAATAATCCTATCTCCTTCCATTCGCCTTAAGCCAATCACAACTTATATTTGTGATATTGACCCTTCCCTTCAAACACGCATCGGTTACGTTATCCGCATTGGTCACATTTCCTTTGAGCAAATACACCCTGATTCATACACGATCTTGGGTTGTTTAAACTCTCTCCCATGCCGTGCAATTCTTCTTCGAGTTTGCTTATTTCGATCTTGAGGGAATCATACTTATCCAAGACTTCGTCAAACTCTTTCTTTCGACAGTTTATAAGTTCAATGAGTTGTTCCCTTGTTAAACCTTGATGCGGCATTCTTCCCACCTCCGCCACTTTTTCTCCAGTTCTTCAAGCCTTTCCGCCACCCCAAGATCCTTGAAGCGTTTGAGTCTCAGTCGTTCCATCTCGTTCTGTTCGGACTTTGGCATGTAGTACGGATACGCATCCACTTGCCACTGTTTCCAATGTTCTCGCCAGTATGCAGACTCGTGGGGCCCTTCGCTTCCGTGATGATGCGCTTGACATAGGGTTACGACGTTCTCGACACACGCTACACGGTCCTTTGCCTCGCTACGGAATTCAATGTGATGGTGATCGGCTTCGTATGTGCTTCCACAGCCGGGATGTTGGCAGGTTCCTTGGTCCCGTAAATCTACCTTTTTATAGGCATCTTGGATTCGAGGGCTAGACTTAGCCACCTCAGCCTCGCCTTTGCCCCTTTATCCACATTAAGTCCACAGCTTTATCCACACTGACTCCATCCACACGCCGGATCGGGACACTGCTTGCATCCACAGGTATAGATTACTGTCGCGCCACAGCTAGGGCACGCTTTCGGATCTTGACTCATTTGTTAACCCTCCATTTCTCCTTGGCATTTGCAACCGATCCGCAGTTTAGGCATTTGTACTTAGCTCTACTAATTCGTTTTCTCCCCTTAGCCTTAATGTCAACAACCTTGATACTTCCGCAAACTCCGCACTCTTGGATGATTCCGCAGTTTAGCTGGTTCGTCATGATTAAGTAGGCTATTCTGAGCTTTTTTAAGAGGGTTGGGGTTTGTTTAGGCATTGAGGCCACCGTTAGGGATCTCATCCCACGTCCGACCGCCAAGTTCGCGACCAGCTTCTTTTTTGCCAACTCGTTTAAGGTGGCTAATGGGAAAAAACTTATGGTCAGGACCACCATTGACTAGATCTGAACCATCAATATTTAACAAGGCTGCTCGGCCAGAATGTGTCGTTCCAATTGCTTTCGCTACTTCCCCAACTGTATCTCTGTACTTTGGCCAAGAGTTGTAGCGCCTTACCTCTCTAAACTCTCCCCACTGTTTAAAGAAGAATGGAACTCCCTCCGCCCGACATTGATCCCTCAAGCTACTCGCCCAATCAGGATGCATTGGTCGTGCTCTTGGGCCTGATTCTCCACCAACGATTACCCAGTTTAATTTTGGTCGATTATCCAATACGGTAAATGGCACCGAAACCGTTCCTGAAAGCGAGTGAATAAATGCATCTTTCCCCTTCGGTTCGATTCGTTCCAAATTCACCGGTCCCAACAATGGTTCGCAACTTACAAATCGTACCGTCACGGGAGCTTGAAGTAGCAGAGGGATTCGTTCATTTGCTACAGCCTGATTCTCGATCGAAACCCCAAGCCAAACATTGTTTCGATATGTCTCAACCTTTAATTCCTGCGCTGCATTCCATGCAAAGAATTCAAGCATCCTTCTTGGTCGTTTTGTGAGGACCATGTAAGTGTGATCCCGATGAGTCGTCATTACTACCCATACAGCCCTAATGAATTCAAATGGTACGTCATCATGAAAAAGGTCACTCATGGAGTTCACGAATATCCTTCGTGGCTTTTTCCACTGTAGCGGTTGATCCAATCGTTCTGGATGACATGCTACGTCATTGAAATTCCTATCCCGATATGCAGTATTTCCCATAGCTCTCAATCGTGGCCATAGTCGCTCGGCGTAACAATTCCGGCAACCTTCGGAGAGTTTAGTGCAACCTGTAACTGGATTCCAAACCGCATCTGTCCATTCAATTTTTGACTTACTCATGGTTTACCTCCTCTCGTCTCAATCCATCGACAATCCCCGGTATAGACGTATTTGCAGTCTTTCTTAACTTTACAGTCATTGCATACGCAAGCTTGTCCCTTACAGGAGGTTAGGCACTTACAGGGCATCGGGGACCTCCTTCACCTTAATAACCTCAATCCGCTTAAGAGTTATCTTCCCTCGCATAACCGAGCTGAGCATGGCCCCTAGAATGGTGTAGAGAGCATCTTGGCTCTTGATAATTACCGCATCGGATCGGTTAGCGCTTAGGTCTTTACTTGTCCCTGCATAGTACAGGCCGTTGATGACTAGAAGTTTGTTTGCAAACTCGGTTGGATTAGCGCATTTCTCATTACTCATTTTTCCACCAAATATCCTTTCTTTATCAACTTCTCCTCATGTAATTTTTGCTGTTCATCAACAGAAATACCAAACTTATCCGCAATGGCATAAATCATCGTTACTGCGCTCTGAGCCACATCAAAAGCTTCTTCAATTAGCCTGAGCGGATTTTTTTCACCTGTTTTTAATCTAGGTTTTTCTCCGCTCATCTGATTACCTTTACCGATACTTTGGAGCAACTCTCCCAACTCTTCGATTAGCTTATAAGTGCATGATTCGATAGTTGGGTAGAGACCATTAAGGCGGTCAAGGGATATAAATTCATCCTTGGAAACTTCATCATCCTTGGGTATAAACCACTCTCTGTGGAGGCATAATGTGCCGTTGCAATTCAACCTCTGGCAATCGGTGCAAATTTCCTTTCGTTTCCACCCCTTCTGATTTTCTGGAGTGCAATCGCTTTCGCACTCCGGTTTTTCATGATTACCACAATTTTCACAGGTTTTCACTCTTTACCCTCCGTTTCTATCCTTGTAAGTTCATTTTCAAGGTCTTGGAGTTTCTTAGTATAGAAATCCATAGAGTCCTTTAGGTTTAACTGTGTGTCCAATATCGCTTGCCGAAGCTCTTGGGCTCCGCTCAGCCTAAGAAATTGTTCCTCGTTCATACCATGCCTTCTCTTTACGTAATCCGATGTGCACCTAGAGTGCATGATGATGTTGTCGAAGATCCTCCACTCGTCTTCCCAAACAAGGTCGTCACATACAGGACAAGTGTCAATAATGCAACCCGAGGCCACAATTAGCTTCCCCCTGTAATACCTGCCCGTAATGCGCATTCCGTACAAGCTGCAGTACAACCCCGAGCCTTAACCTGACGCGTGAGATCTGATTCCCAACATTCAGACCCGCACACTGGGCAGGTAACAAGTTTCCAATCTTTGTGTCGACTAGCGTCCGGTATATTGCGCTTCAAGGGCATACACGCGATCCCTTTGTCTCCGGGCTTATGTGGTGTGATCTTAATATCCACGGTTACTCTACCTCCCAAATCTCGATCTCCATCCGTTCTTGATTTTCATGTTGACAAGGTATCTTTTCAACCGTAGCTTTCTGCACCTGTCGGTCGTCAATCCATGCGACTTTATTGCAACCATCCAATGCACTTTTTAAATAATTGTCTATATCGCCATCCAGACCCATCGGTGTAGAAACGCCATGTAGGAACACTTTGACATTCACGGTTACTGGATTAATAATCGGTCTTTGCGTCTGAGATAATGCCATCCATCCTATCTGCTCTTTGTAAGCAAGGTACCTAGCCGCCGCAGGTTTAATAAACTTACCTCGGCCAGTCATTCTTACAGCCGGGACCGGGCGACCAGTGATTATTATGAGCATTTAGGGTTCCCCCAATAGTTCTGGGTGCTCGAAAGTGTTGCCAATAACCTCAATCTGGTTATACTTCAAAAACAAAGAGGCATCGTAATGCTTTAACCCTCCAATATGCCGCAACCAATACATTCCGTTCTTGTATTTCACAACCCATACGTACGACTTTTCTTTTCCATCCAACGGGCTTATATACGAATATTTAACAATATCTTCCTGGTATATTTCTTTTCCGTTTTTGTCATTAACCTCAGTGAACTGCAAATAAGTGATTTTTGATGCATATTTACTGACTGGCTCAACCCCATTGTTTTTAAAAATCTCATTGATATCCCCGTGGAATTCAGGGTGATAATTCATGCACCCGCCATTTTTGATAAACTCATGCTCAACCCATGCTCGGAATTTAATCTCTCTTTCCAAGTTTCACTCTCCCCACTTGAAAGTATTGGTAAATTTTTCTCAACCCATTAAAGCTCTTGACAGTGCGTTAACGCATATGATATATTGAATGTATTAAGTGCGTTAACGCATAATTGAAAGGATGATCGGCATGGAAATTATGGTACACAACGACGGTAATGAGGTTTTCAACGGTTCACTTTCTCAGTTTCTAGAAGACAACGATAACGATGAATGGTTGACTGAGGAGTGTGGTAAATTGGAGACTGTTGAACGAGTAGAGTTTAGGGCAATATCCGGTGATTGGGTGATCGTTAGGCAATGAGTGTTTTAAGTAACATCATGGGAGTAAACGAAGCCGCCAATCTTTGGGGATTAAAGCCCGGATATATCAAAAATCTCTGTGCCGCTGGGAAAGTTATAGCTGTTAAGATTGACAACCGATGGATTATTGATAAAGGACAGGAGAACCCTTCCGGTGCGACCGATAAGACTACTGAATAAGTGGCCTTATCGGTTTTTCCTATCCCTCCTCGAAGTCAAAAAGTGTCGGCATGCCATACTTTTTAATAATCTCTGTCATTTTTTCTGCAAGGTAACTATGTTGCTCCCATTTCTTTTGTAAAGTTTGGAGGATTTGGCGTTCTGATTCTGTATAAATAATGTCAATAATTACAGGTTCCTTCTGGAGAAATCGAAAGATGCGGTGAATACTTTGAAAGAAGTCGTTAAACTGATAATCTATTCCTAAGAAAATAGCTCTATGGCAATGATATTGGAAATTACAACCACTCCCGCTGAGTTCTTTCTTAGTGGCGAAGAGCCGTGTTCTTCCCTCAGAGAAATCAATAACTCTTTTCTCTCTAAGCTCGTAATCTAGGCTGCCGTAAATATCCACCACATCCGGTATGGCCTGCTTGATTGCGTGTCTCTCGGTCTCTAAATCATGCCACAGTATAAAATGGTCATCCGGACTGCTCCGAACTATCTCGGTCATCTTTTTGACGCGCTCGGGAATACTCTCCCTTTTCTCTCGAGCTGCATCTTTCAGGCCAAGTGCAGCATCCCTAAAGATTTTCCCTTGTCCATCCCTTTCGGATCCTGCACCAGAATGATCTGTCGGTATTTCGTGGTACCTGATTTCCATAGGGGGAAGATCATAACCCTCATCCGAGTATCCAAGATCTGAAGGCTTAGTAATAAACAATGCCCAGCTTGACATCCATAGCCAAAATTCCACTTCTTTGTGCGGGTATAAAGTGAGCTGATTGGCCTTAGTTGAATCCCTTTGAAAAAACTTAGTTAATGCAAGGCCAGTATCCATAACCTCGAGGTACCCGGCGTAGTGAATTAATTCCTTGTATTTATTTGGTGAAGGCGTAGCCGTGCTCACGAGCTTAAATGGTACGCCTTTGAATTTATCTAAAAATGTTTGATACGTGAGTGATCCATAACTCCTGAGTACCGATGCCTCGTCCAATGAAGTAGCAACAAAATACTTAGGGTCGATATCGCCATCCCTAACGCGCTCATAATTTGTTATCATAATTAGGCCTTTGGTTTGTCTAACCTCTTCCATGTTTCGTACATATCTTGGCTCTTCCATCCCAAGTAAATTGACGGCGTCTTTCGTGAATTCTTGTTTTACTCCGAGTGGTAAAACTATCAGAGCTTGTCCGTCTTCATGTTCCGCTACGACGCGACAGAACTCTAATTCTTGGATTGTTTTACCTAACCCAAATGATTCAAATAATGCCCGCCTACCGCCTTTAATGGCCCAAATAACTGCATCCCGTTGATGTGGCTTAAGGATTGGATTTACATCGTCAGGTGATATGATAAAACCTGTATCTTTTGCCAGAGTTATCTTCGATTTCAGAAAATCAACATATTCCATCTATGCCACCCTAACTGGTAACACAATGTGAATATATCCCTCATCTTTAATCAAAACCGGAGAATACATCCCGTTAAATTCCATCTCCACCGTTTCCCCGACTGAGTCCAATGCGTCTATGATGAATCGGGCATTCACGGCAATATCAATCGTTTCTCCACTGTGTTCCACATCAATACGCTCGTTAATCTTCCCCTTTTGGCTTGCTCCGGCTATGGAAATACTGTCTGATCCCTTCAGCTTGATAACCTTCGATTCTCCGTCAGTAAAGAGGGTAGATCGATCAATCGAACCTTTGAATTCACTGTTTGATACCTTTATGGATGATAAGTGCTCCTTCGGAATAACCTGTTTGTAATTCGGAAATTGACCCTCGATTGTGCGAACAAAAATCTTAGTAGGACCAGATTCGAGGATTAACTGCGAACCATGTGCCACTTTCAGTTTCATGTCGCCACTGAATTTCAGAGCCTCCACAAGCGCCTTTGCCGGCACAATACCCTTCCACTCATTAGTCGAATCAATGTCGCTCGTTACGATAGCTAGTCGATGTGTATCGGTGGCGACAAACTCTATCTTGCCATCCTTAATCGCTATCAAGACCCCTGTGAAAATCGGTCGATTAGCTTCAAGGGAGACTGCTTTAATCGTCTTAGTTACACCTTTTCTGAGTATTTCAGCCGGGATGTTTATCTCACTGTCTGATAGTTCGGGAAGTAGCGGGAACTCATCTGTTGGCAAGGTTTGTAGCTCGATAAACGAACCCTTGTACTTAATAGTCATCGTTCCATCTTCGACACTAATGCTGACTTGAGAATTGGGAAGTTTTTTAATTATGTCCGTGAATATTTTGGCCGGAACAACGCACGAACCCTCTTCCTCTGTGTCGATAATCTGAACCGTGTGTTGTATTCCAATCTCTAAGTCTGTTGCTGAAAATTGAAGGTATCCATTTTCTAAAGTTATAAGAACGCCTTGAAAGATGGGATTAGATGATTTCGATGATACAGCCTTTTGAACGACCGATATTGCATCGTTTAAGATCGATTTGTGGCATGAAAATCTCATTTTGCTCCTCCGATCTAGGTAAATTTGAAGGGGACCCTGTTGTTATGTAGTTGGCCCCGACGCTGTCAAATAGTATTTACTTACTCGGTTATTACGACTTTTCCAGATTCGACCAGATCGGCAAGCGCGATTTCAAAGTACAGCTTGATATTCCTTCTAGCTTGAATCTTCCATGCTCCACCGTCAGCCTCGAACAGCGCCGCATCCGGTCCAGTGCGTACCCTGAGCAAGAATTCTGAAATTGGCTGCTCAACTTCAAGGAATGTACGGTATGGAGCCAATTTAACGATTGGCTGTAACCATGCATTTTCAAGCATCTGGACACCCTTTTTGGTGGTAACTTTTTGAGTGATCCCGTCGTCTGCCGTAATTTTTATGTCTTCTTCAGTTATTTTGGCAAGATTGGCAATGAGCGCATCGCTTAATTCCGTTTGAACAAATGCACTTTTTAGCAAAATGTTCATTTGTTCGATATCCATGAAGCTTCCAAGGGAAATTTGGGGTAATTCAGCCACCGCAGAGTAAAGATTAAAACGTTCAAAGTCACCACGTAGTGTAGTTAAGGCAATTACTTTTGTCGGGCTTTCTACATGCACCACAAGATCATTAAGGCCCTCATGGTTGCATTCCT